GATTAAAATATGGGTAGCAAACAGAAAGGAATAGTACATGATAGTAAAAATCGACAGCAGGGAGCATGCGGGAAAAAACGATCATGTGATAAACTGGTTCAGAAACAATGGAATAGAGTATATATCTAAAGTTACGCTTGATACTGGTGATTATATGGCGCACGGAAACGACACGATTACCGTTGACCGCAAGCAGTCGCTCCAAGAAGTTTACGGCAACCTCGTCCAAGGCCACGAGCGCTTCCGCGATGAATGCCTTAGGGCGCGACGGAACGGAATCAAACTCATCATCTTAGTTGAAGAGGATTGGATTCGCCAACTGTCAGAAGTCCCCATGTGGTTGAACCCGCGCCGCCGACATTGGGAGAAGATCAAGCTCGCTCACCAATGCGGAAAGAGCCTGAACGTCAAGATCACGGACAAGCCGCCGCTGACGAGCCAAGAGCTGTATGTGAGAATGCACGTGATGCAGGAGAAATACGGTATCGAGTGGCAGTTTACGTCTAAAGCCGACTGCGGGGCGCGGATCGTGGAGATATTGGGAGGCGCGGGATGACAGCAGAAACCGCCGACGCAATCGAAAAGAACACGGGCGCACTCGGAATTGAGCTGAACTGCAAGGGTCTGTTCGCATTCATCCATAAGGACGATCCGACGCGGGTAGCGATTGCGGGCGAAAAGGGAATCGTAATTCTGACAAGACAGCAAGCGGTATGCTTGGCGTTCGAACTGGTTGATATCGTTGAGGAATATTTGGAGGATAAAAAATGCTGAGCGCTGGCTTTTACAACATGGACTGCATGGACGCGATGCGCGAGTTTCCGGATAAGTTTTTCGAGTTGGCGATAATTGATGTTCCGTATGGAATAGGCGAGGACGGAAGTAAAAATCACTCTCGCAGTAAACTTGCTATTGCTAAAAATTACAAAGCGTTTGCGGGAAACGACGAGAAGTGTCCAGATCAAGAATACTTTGACGAGCTTTTCAGAATAAGCAAAAACCAGATTATCTGGGGAGCGAATCACTTTATAAGCAAGATACCGTTTGATAGTTCGTGTTGGATTGTTTGGGACAAGCAAAACAGTGGCGACTTCGCGGACTGCGAACTTGCATGGACGAGTTTCAAGAGCGCGGTTAGAAAGTTCACGTTCATGTGGAACGGAATGCTACAGGGCAACATGAAGTGCAAAGAAGAACGCATTCACATGTGTCAAAAACCTATCGCGCTGTATGAATATCTTTTAACCAACTACGCCCATCGCGGCGACAAGATTCTCGATACGCACGTTGGTAGCGCGTCAAGCCTTATAGCGTGTCACAGGATGGGTTTTGAGTACTGGGGCTTTGAATTGGACGGTGACTACTTCCGCGCCGCGTCCGAACGACTGGAAAAAGAAAAGGCAATGCCGCCGTTATTCGAACCGCAGGAAATCTACAAGCAGATCTACAAGCAGGAGGGATTGACGTTTGACGAGTGACGGACGCAAGGTCGCATACATCATCGGCGCAATATCATCAGACCCGAACTACGAAGCGAAGTTTGCGGACGCGGCGACGGTTTTAATGAATCTCGGTTTCGCTGTACTCTATCCCACACTGATCCCGCCATATCTAACCTATGAGGGGCATATGCGGTGCGACTTCGTGTTTGTTGACGAATGCGACGTGCTTGTGCCGTTGCCGGATTGGGTGGATTCGCCCGGCGCGAACGAGGAAATGAGCCGCGCAATCGAGCAAAAAAAAGAAGTAGTTTTTTACAAAAACATATTGACATACGCGCATGAACGAGGTATGATACTGGTATGACAGGAGAGGAGAATTTGCATGGTTAAGTTATTCGACGGAATCGACCGCGCGGGGCGCAGGACAAGGAAGGAGATAAGGATGAATGAACCCATAACGTCCGAACAGGCAAAGAGATTGCTACAAGCCATATTTGCCGAGGAAGATACTGACGAGGACAACTACCCCGAAACCATAACCGACAAGGTAGGTTATGCGGAGTGCGTCCTCACCCACAGTTTGGAGTACATAGGCAAGGCGTTACATCGATTGGGCCGCTTGAACCGGCTACTGCTTGTGGCCGGGGAACATGACGGCGGACTGCCCGACATTATCACAAACAACGAGTTGAGAATGGCGTTGGAGCCGCTGCTGAGGGTGCGTGAGGATATAAATGAAATCACAGACTATCTGCTGGAATCGTATCGGGAGACGAAGCCCGAAGATAAGGGGAGGTAGAGCCATGAGCAGCACGCAGAAGATGCAAGAAATAACCGACATGTACCCGCTTAACCTTGCCAGAGCTATCTTTTACTGTGAGGACACGGCTCGAAGTGCGTACATACCCGGCATCTCGGCAGCCGTTGCCACGCTGTCAGAACGGGAACAAGGCGTGCTTGCGTGCCGCTTCCAGCGGAAGCTGACGCTAGAGCAGACGGCGAAAGAATACTGCGTGACGCGGGAGCGCATCAGGCAGATAGAAGCAAAGGCGCTCCGAAAGCTCCGACACCCCATAAAAGCGAGCATGATGAAAGCCGTTCCGCTGACAGAACTACAGGCGCATGTGTCCGAACATCAACGGCTCCTTGACGAGTATGCGTGGCTGAAAAAAGCGTTTGAAGCGTTCGCGCAAAAGAAAGCCGAACCGGGCGTAATAATTCCGATGGCTGAATACGCGTCGCGCCTAGAGATGCCGATTGAACATCTGGATTTAAGCGTAAGATCGTACAATTGCCTACAAAGAGCCGGGAAGAACACTGTCGGGGATGTTGCGGAAATGACAGTGAACGAGCTGTCCAAAGTCAGAAACTTAGGGCGCAAAAGTATGGAGGAAGTTATGCAAAAACTGAGGGAGCTTGGAGTGCCGCCGCTGAAAGGAAGCGTGACGGATGAATAACACGTTTTTGTGGCGGGAGAGCCGAGGGTGCAATATGGAGTATGGGTTTGCTAAGGCGAAAGGGATTCCGATTAAGTTTATTGGCGGAGGTGATTGAATGAAACCGATTTACACACCAAAAGGCGCGGCGAAAGAGTACGGCGATTATGCGCTGAACATTTACACAGGATGCCCGCACCGTTGCTATTATTGCTTTGCGCCGTCTGTACTGCGCCGCGATAGAGAAGTGTTTCATAACCATGTTGAGCCGCGAGAAGGCATTGTGGACGCTACACGGAAACAGCTTGAAGCAGAGAACATTACAGGTAAGCTAATTCACCTGTGCTTTACTTGCGACCCGTACCCGATTGGGCTAGACAGCATCGTAACCCGCGAGATAATCAAGCTACTGAAAGCATCGGGAAACCATGTTCAAATCCTCACGAAGAACGGCATAACAGCGCAAAGGGATTTCGACCTACTGGATGGGAACGACTGGTTTGGCGTTACCTACGCGGGGTACAAAACAAACCCAGTTGTGCCGCCAACAGAAGAACCGAATGCAGGGTGGCCGATTGACCGTTTTAGGGCGTTGGTGATTGCGAAGAACAAAGGCGTGCATACATGGGTGTCGTGCGAACCCGTACTTGACGCAGTAGCCATTTATCGCCTGATTGAAACCGGCGCATATATCGACCTGTTCAAAATCGGAAAGCTAAATTATCATCCGTCAAATATCAACTGGGCGGATTTTGGCAGAAAAGCCGAGGCGCTTTGCAAGGAATACGGGCGCAACTACTACATCAAAGACAGCCTGCGCCGCGAAATGGAAAAACAATAACAACACATAAAGTCATAGGCAGCGCTTTAATTGCCGGCAGCCTTTATGACGAGAAAGGACTATGACGAGTGATTGAACTAAACAGGATTTACAACGAGGATTGCTTAGAGGGGATGAAAAGGATTCCCGATAAGAGCATCGATATGATTCTGTGCGATTTGCCGTATGGGACAACTGCTTGTAAATGGGATACGATAATCCCTTTTGAGCCGTTATGGGAGCAATACGAGCGAATCATTAAAGATAACGGGGCGATTGTTTTAACTGCTTCACAACCATTCTCAAGTTTTCTAATAACATCTAACATTAAGATGTTTAAGTATTGTTGGGTTTGGGACAAGAAAAAAGGTGGGAACATTTTTAACGCCAAATACCAACCGATGAAAGTACATGAAGATGTGTGTGTTTTTAGTAAAAGTAGCGCGTTATATAATCCACAAATGGTTGAGAGGGAAAAACCTAAACGTTCAAAAAATTACGGAACAGGCGAAGCATTCGGCGGCAACAGAACGCCAGAAGAAACAGTTCGCACATATACGCACACGTACCCGAAAAGTATCTTAGAATTTTCTAATGCAGTACAAAAAGGGAAAGTGCATCCTACTCAAAAACCGGTAGCGCTATTCGAGTATTTAATCAAAACTTACACCAATGAGGGTGAAACAGTTTTAGATAATTGCATGGGTTCCGGCACAACCGCAATCGCCTGTATCAACACCAACCGCAACTACATAGGGTTTGAACTGGACAAGCACTACTGCGACATAGCAAAAGAGCGCATACAGAAAGCCCTTGCCGAAAAGGAGGTGGGCGAATGAAACACTTACTAAACATTTGCAACATTAACGGCGCGGAGGTTGAGCCGTTTCCGATAGCGGTTACAAGGTATCATTTTAAGGAGGCACACAATGGCTGAACTAACACGCTCCTGCGAAAATTGCGGAAACACCAGATGCTCAAATAGCTTTGTAGCGTTTTGGTGGGACGAATGCGTTGAATCAAACTTTGAAAAACACTGGATACCGCGATGTGATATGCTCCCGCCACTTCAAGACGGAGAGGATATAGAAGATTTGGTGCGGCAGATAGAGAGGCTTAAAAGCTATGAAGGTTAAAAAGATAATTCCATGTATCTGCGCCGACCACGAAGCAACAACGGCAGACAGCGTATTTTACGGTATGCCGAGGCTGTATGTGCACGATTGCTCAAAGGGGCAGCGATACAGCGCATATTGCCCCGAATGTGGGCGAGGCAGTAATTATGATGATTGCAAAAGCGCGTACCTTGCACTGAAAAAGTGGAACGAAATGCAGACCAATTTGAGAATGCCATTATTTGGAGGTGGATTAAATGGCAAATGAAATTCTTTACCAGTGCAGCAATTGCGGCAAGATCGAACGGACCCGCGCTGCATTAGGCGTTCCCGATGGTATGTTCTACGCAGGATACCGCGCTCACGGCGATGTGCTATACTGCCCTGATTGCGTCAAAACGTGGAAAGAGTGCAACGGTATGGAATATGACGAGCAGTACAAAGACCCGCCTCATCTGTTCGCTATGTGGTGGAATAAGCAGGTGCAGACGCAGATAACTGACAAGAGCAAAATCAAGACGTATCGCCGCAATTGCATAGGCGATTATGTGGAGGAGAAATAATGGCTGAAAATAACACGCAAAACCATCCTTGGAAAGGACGGAACATGAACGAACTGACGGATGAACAGCTTTATGCAATCGCATTAGAAAAGCGCAAGAACGGCAATGGCACGACGAGAGCGTATGCGGCACAGCGTGAACTTGCGAAACGATATGGAACGATCAAGCGGCACAGCAGCCGCGCAGACGGTAGCACAAAGCGTTTTTCGTACAACGAAGATTACATGGCATTTGAAACAGATAACCGTTGAATCAATCACGGAAACGTGATATACTACCATCACAGCGACGGCTCAAAGAGCCGGAAAAACACAGCCGCGATGTTCTCCGTTGATGGAGTTTTGTAGCGGCAATAAGGGCGTGATAAGGTATCGACGCGAATTAAAGCCAAAGCGCAGTTCGCGGAAACGGGTTCAACTCCCGTCGCGTCCACCACTGGGTTTGCCGTGTTGCACTAAGCGCTTAGTGATCCCCATAAAAAAACGGCAGGAGCATCACGACTAGGTGGTGCTCTTTTTCTTGCTTCTTGACTTTAGCGCATTAAAGTGATAAAATGCAGTAGAGAGAATATAGATTGAGGTGACATTATGCCAGCGGGACAACCGAAGCGTTTTGAAAGCGGAGAACAGCTTATCGCGCTGTGGTATGAGTTCTGTGCTGAAATCGTAGAAGATGGATATAAGATTGCGCCGACGTTCACGGAGTTCGGAAAATGGCTTGCTGTGGCTCTTGACGAGACCGACAGGAAGACTTTATACAATGCGCTATACAAATACTTCCCCGAAGTAAAAGCAACCGTAGAGGGCACGAGAGCGGACGTAGTGGCACAGGGAACAATGCTCGGAAAGTATCAGCCGTCTATGAGCATCTTCGCGCTAAAGAACTGGTGCGGATGGACTGACAGGATGGAAACGCAGAATGAGAATCGAAATTATGATATGGGCGTTGTGGAGCAGATTGAAGAAGCGGTACTCGAAAAATGACACGCGAAGAAGCGGTAACGTTTCTGATCGAAAAGCCGTATAAGTTCGGTCACCTTGTGGGATTCACAAAGCTCACAGAGATGCACAACGCATGGATCATCGACATGGTGCGCGGAACTGATGACAGGACGCTACAGGCGCACAGATCGAGCTACAAGACAACGTGCGTATCAATCGCGCTTTCGTTGATCGTCGTGCTGCTGCCGAAGATGCGGACGATGTTCATGCGCAAGACCGACGCGGATATTAAAGAGATCATCCGGCAGGTGCGCAAGATTCTGGAAAGCCAGCAGATGCAGTATTTTGTACAGACCATCTACGGGGTTCGGTTGCAGCTCACATCTGCAAACGTGAACGAGTTGAGTACGAATCTCACGAACGATCCGAGAGGTACACCACAGCTTACAGGGCTTGGCACGGGCGGCTCGCTCACCGGTAAACACTACGACAGAATATTTACTGACGATATTGTGAACGTTCAAGACCGTGTGAGCAAGGCAGAGCGCGACAGGACAAAGATCATCTATCAGGAATTGCGCAACATCGTCAACAGAGGTGGGCGCATTTACAATACGGGTACGCCGTGGCATGTGGATGATGCGTTCTCGCTCATGCCGGAAGCGCAGAAGTTCGATTGTTATTCAACAGGACTGATTGCGCCGGATATGCTGGACACGATCAAACAGAGCATGACCGCAAGCCTATTCGCGGCAAACTATGAACTGCGGCACATCGCGTCCGAGGATGTTATATTTGCGAATCCGCAGATTGACGGAGATCCGGCGATGGTTGAGCAGGGTGATTGCCAGGTTGACGCGGCCTACGGTGGCGATGATTACACGGCATTTACAATCTGCAATAAGGTCAACGGAAAGTATTACGTCTTGGGTAAACTGTGGCGCAAACACGTTGATGACTGCACCGATGCTATCATAGCGTTAAGGACGCAATACAACGCTGGACGAATCTACTGCGAGACTAACGGAGACAAAGGGTATTTAGGCAAGGAGCTGCGACGCAAGAATGAGCGCGTTATCATGTACCATGAGGACATGAACAAATACCTCAAGATCACAAGCTATCTAAAGGGCGCGTGGCAGAATGTTATATTCGTTGCCGGAACTGACAAGGAGTACATCAATCAAGTATGCGACTACAACGAGAGCGCCGACCACGATGACGCGCCGGACAGCCTGGCATCAATCATCCGAAAGAAATACTTCTCGAAAGGGGCAAACGCGTGATTACCTACCAAGAGTTTATAGCGACATACAAAAACGGGTTACCTACACCGGCAGGCGTTGAAGCAGTTGTCAATGATCACAAGGCCAGCGATGCTTACAAACTCGCTCTGATTGCTGACGATTACGACCGACAAAAGAACACCACGATCATGGCATTTGAAAAGATGATTCACACCATGACTGGCGCATCTATGGTTGATCCGTATGCCGCGAATCACAAGATACCGTCAAACATGTTCCGCAGACTGAACACGCAGCGCAACCAGTACAGCTTAGGCAATGGCGTGACGTTTAAGGACGAAGCGACAAAGGATAAGTTTGGTGCGGACTTCGACACGGAGCTGCAGAAGATTGGATATGCCGCGTTGATTCACGGGTGCGCGTTTGGATTCTGGAACCTCGACAAGGTGAAGTGTTTCCGGTTGACGGAGTTTGCGCCCATGTACGACGAGGAAACGGGCGCATTACGCGCTGGTGTGCGATTCTGGCAGCTTACAGACAAACACCCGATAAATCTATGGCTTTACACCGAAGATGGCTATATGCGCTTCTCTGGCGTTTCTGGCAAGGTCGTGGCGAAAGACGAAAAGTTTGTCCCGTACAAGATCAAGGTTAAAAAGACGCAAGCAGACGGAGAGGAAATTATGGATGGTGAAAACTATCCGTCTTTTCCTATCGTTCCGTTATGGGGTAGCGAACTAAAGCAATCAACGCTTGTTGGTATGCGCGAGGGTATCGACGCTTACGACCTTATCCGTAGTGGTCTTGCGAACGACCTCACGGAATCAGCGTTCATCTATTGGCTCGTTAATAATGCGCAGGGCATGAACGATCTCGACAAGAGCGAGCTTCTTGATAAACTTCGGAAGTCGCACATGGCTGTTACTGAGGGCGATGGCAGCGGATCGGGAACGACCATCACGCCGTTCGTGCAGGACGTTCCGCACGAAGCACGAACCGCATATCTCGACAGAGTCAAGGCGGGGCTGTATGAGGACTTCGGCGGTCTTGACGTTCACACCATCGCGGCTGGTGCGACAAATGACCACATCGACGCTGCATATCAGCCGCTTGACGAGAATGCTGACGATTACGAATATCAGGTGATCGAGTTTGTGCAGGCGGTTGCCGCGCTGAACGGAATCCCGAAGCAGGACGCAACGCCGATATTCAAGCGCAACCGAATCTCTAACCAGTTGGAGCAGACGCAAATGGTGCTTGCGGCGGCACCGTATCTGGACGAAGAAACCGTTATCAAGCATCTGCCGTTTATCTCGGTGGACGAGCAAGCGGAGATCATGAAGCGCAAGGCGAATGAGGACGTTGCGCGGTATAAGGCGATGGAAGAAGAACTCGCAGAGCAGGAACAGGCGCAACAGCAGGAACAGGCCGTCCCGCCGCAGGGTGAATAATGGCAGACTACGCACATGAATTGACTGACCGCGAACTAACCGCCCTAGAAAAGAAAATAGCGGCGGCATACGAACGCGCAAAGGACAAGGTGCAGGAACGCGCTGACAAGTTCTTCTCGGAGTTCCAGAAAGACGCTGAGAAGCTCTACAAGGCGATTGAGGACGCAACCGATGCAACTTCTAAGGCGGCAGCGGAAAAAGCCTACAAGGACTTCGTATGGCGAAAGACGATAGCGGGAAAGAACATAACGGACTTACGTGATAAGCTCGCCGCAGACATGACCGCGATCAACCAAAGAAGCGCGGCGCTGATCGGGCAGAAAATGAATGGCGTGTTCTCGCTGAACCATAACTTCGCGGCGTACACGTTAGAGCACGATCTCGGACTGAATCTGCAATTTACGTTGTACGACGAGTTCACGGTTGCGCGATTGCTGAAAGAAGACCCGAAGCTGTTGCCGAAACCAAAGATCGACATTGCGCTCGACAAGAAGTGGAACGCGCAGAAGATCACAAGCGAGATCACGCAAGGCATACTCACGGGCGAATCGATCCCAAAGATTGCAAGCCGCTTACAGAACGTCACTGACATGAACCGCAACAGCGCAATCCGCAACGCGAGGACGGCGATCACAGGCGCAGAGAACGCAGGGCGCGTTGAATCGTATCACTACGCGGAAAGCATCGGAATCACTCTGAAAAAAGAATGGCTTGCAACGTTGGACGATAGAACCAGAGACGAACACCGCGCACTCGACGGACAGCGCGTTGATATCGATGAACCGTTCAAGGTAGACGGTGCAGAGATCATGTTCCCGGGCGATCCTAACGCGGAAGGGTATCTCGTTTACGGGTGCAGATGTACGCTTGTCTCTGCGGTTGAAGGCGTGAAAGACCTCGATCCAGTTTACCGACGTGACAATATCAGCGGAGAGTTGATTGAGGATCTGTCATATAAAGAGTGGGCTGATGCAAAGAGCGAAGATGCTGAAAATATTATAGATCAAGAGTTGCTCGATCCAAGACGCATTGAGCCAGTGAATCCGATTACGGACGAAGATAAAATGAATGCTCTCGCGTGGGATTTTCACGAAAACGGATATGACGGCAGACCGATACTTGTTGTTGATAATGGTGATGGTAGCTATCAGGCATTAACAGGAAGTCACAGAATTGAAGCGGCAAAAGAAGCTAATATCGAGATTCCTTCAAAGGTTGTTCCGTATAGCGATGATATTGCTCCTCTGCTTGAAGCAAAAAGCGATGAAGAAAGAGCTGAAATTGCAGCTCAATTATTTAAGGACGAAAAGGTTGACGCAGACGTTCTCGCCTTGCTTACGAAAGAAGATCAAATGAACATCGCATCTGCGGCAGAACAAATAGCGGACGCAAAAAATAAAGCGAAAAAATGGGTGTCTTACAAGGAAGAACTCAGTGAATCAGAACGCATTGCCGAAGCAATTGCCGAAGAACAAAGAAAAATCGAAGCAGCGGCTGAACTTGCCGCGCGTTTGGAATCAGACGATATGCTGACATACAAATCGTTTATGTCCGAGATGGAATCGAAATATCCAGACGGAATATGGGGCGGGATGACCGGAGACGAGATGGAAAAACTTAACGCGCTTGAGAGAATGGCATACAAGGGATTTTAAGGAGGCGGCGAAACGTGGCTAGCGTTAAGGTAACAGACAACAGCAAGAATGTAAAATCGGCATACGACCAAGCGCGCGAACGCTCGCTTGAAATCATAGGGATAACCGCAGAGGGTTACGCAAAGAAAACCGTACCAACGAGACATGGGCGATTAAAGAACAGCATCACGCACAAGGTCGAGGGCAAAGACGTTCTAATTGGTACGAATGTTAAGTACGCCCCGTATGTGGAATTCGGCACGGGCATATATGCTGAGGGCGGCAATGGAAGAAATACGCCGTGGGTTTATAAGGACGAGGACGGATTTCACTGGACGCGCGGAATGCGACCTCGACCGTTCCTGCGACCAGCCGCAACAGAACACGCGAACACATACAAACAGATCGTTCTGGACGAGTTTGCAAAAATCCGCTCTTGACTTTTCCGCTTTAGTGTGGTAAAGTGTTACCAGAATCATGGCGCAAGTACGCGCTCTGAAATAAAACAGACGAATGGCAAGTACGCCACCGATGAAAAGGAGTTTGTCAAGTCATGGCTGGACTAACCAGGAAACTTATTAAAGACGCGGCAAAAGATGCAGGCGTTGAAATCCCGAACGAGATGGTTGACGCTATCATCAATGCGCACGTCGAAAGTCGCGACGCGGCGGTAGAAGCAGCTACCAAACCGCTGAATGAACAGCTCGAAGCCGAGAAAGGCAAGAGCGGAACAGACGAGTTTAAAACCAAGTGGGAGCAGGAACACGAAGCGTTTGAGAAGTTTAAGGGCGAAGTCGAAGCCGAGAAGCTGAACGGCAAGAAGCAGAGCGAGATCAAAGCGCTGCTGAAAGAGCTGAACATTAGCGAGAAGCGGCACGATATCGTAATGAAATCTCTCGCGCCAGACCTCGGAAAGATCGAGCTGGACAAAGACGGCAAGATTAAGGATGTGGACGCGCTCAAAAAGTCGCTGACTGCGGATTGGGCGGACTTCATCGAAACTACCGAGACAAAGGGAACTCCCACGCCGACACCGCCTGCCGGACAGACCACGCCGCTAGGCGACCTGCAAGCGCAATACGACGCGGCCATTAAAAATGGTCGAACGGTCGAGGCGGTTGCGGCAAAGAACAAGATGTTTGAATTGCAAAAGGAGCTAAAACGAAATGGCTAATGAAGCGACCGGCACCCTTTGGGGGTTGCCAAATTATACCGGCGAACTGTTCACCGCTGACATGGTGGCTACTCCGTTTCTGTCCATGATCGGCGGTCTCACCGGCGGTCAGATGACGGCAAACTTTGAGTTTGTCACCGACAGCGAATACGCGCACGAAGCACTCGTACAGGAGACCATCACGGAAACTGAATCCGTGGCTGGCGTTGCGCCCGTGAACTACACGCGCGACCAGAGCAAGAACGTCACGCAGATTTTCCAAGAGGCTGTCCTGCTCACCTACGTGAAGCAGTCGAATCAGGGCAGGCTGTCTGGTATCAACACCGCTGGCGCGACCAACGGCGTACCCACTGAAAAGGACTGGCAGATTGCCAAGCACATCGAATCCATCGCCCGGAAGGTTGAGTGGCATTTCCTGCAGGGGACTTATGCCATTGCGGGCAACTCTGGACAGTCCAACCAGACGCGCGGTCTGATTGCGGCGGCGGCTCTCGCGTCCAATACCGTTCCGGCTGGAACGACTGACCTGTCCAAAGAACTCATGGATAAACTCCTGCTCAAAATGTTTGAAGCGGGCGCGATGTTCAAGAACCCCGTCATCTTCTGCGGCGGCTTCCAGAAGCAGATGCTTTCCAACATCTACGGCTATGCGCCGGAAGATCGGAACATCGGCGGCGTGAACGTCAAACAGCTCGAAACCGACTTCGCGAACATCGGCGTTATGGCTCACCGCATGATGCCCGCTGGCACTCTGCTGATTGCAGACGTTGGCGTGTGCGCTCCCGTGTTCCAGCCGGTTCCTGGCAAGGGCAACTTCTTCTATGAGGACAAACCGCAGGCTGGCGCGGCAGAGGGCGGCATGCTCTTTGGTCAGATCGGTCTCAACTACGGCCCGGCTTGGTGTCACGGCACGATCACTGGTCTCACGACCGCTTAACGCATAGGAACGAATGGCGGGGCGAAATATCCCCGCCTACTATGAAAGGATAACAACATGGCTGAAATCACTATTGACTATACGAACGTAAGAAATCCGCAAATGCGGAAGTTCCTTGAAGAAGAATTCAAGGACGTTCTCTTTGACGTTGTAGCGGGTCACGATCACGACGGTTCGAACAGCAAGACTCTTTCTGCCGCCGCTGTCGTTGCAAACGATTCCGTAACCGAGGCCAAGATTTCCGCTGGTGCGGTTACGTCTACAAAGATCGGTGACGAAGCGGTTACGACCGGCAAGCTTGCCGATGATGCCGTTACTGCCGCAAAGATTGCCGATGGTACTATTACTGTTGCGCTCATGGCGGCTAACTCCATCGATTCCGACCAGTATGTGGCCGGCTCAATTGACACGGCGCATTTTGCGGCGGGCGCGGTTGACACTACTGCTCTTGGCGCGGATTGCGTTGACGGCACGAAGATCGCGGATAACGCGGTTGATTCCGAACACATCAAAGCGGGAGCAATCGACGCGGCGCATTTCTCGGCGGGTGCTGTTAATGCGACTGCTCTTGCATCAAACGCGGTTACGACTATCAAGATTCTCGACGATAACGTGACCAACGCGAAACTGGCGAACATGCCACGCGGTACTGTCAAGGTAGGCGGCGCATCCGATGCTCCCACTGACTTGGACGCGAATAACAGCGGTTACATCCTCGTCGGTGACGGTACGGATGTTGCCTCGGTTGCCGTTTCTGGTGACGTTACGCTTGCTGCTAATGGCGCGGTGACAATCGCGGCTGATGCTGTGACAAACACGAAGCTTGCGAATATCGCGCGCGGCTCGGTCAAGGTTGGAGGCACGGACAACGCACCGACTGACCTGAATGCAAAGACGGACGGCTATATCCTTGTCGGTGACGGTACGGATATTGCGTCTGTTGCGGTTTCCGGCGACGTTACGCTTGCGAACACTGGCGAAGTAACAATTGCCAATGACGCTGTGAGTAATGCAAAACTGGCGAATATCGCGCGCGGGTCTATCAAGGTTGGAGGCGCGGATGACGCTCCCACTGACCTTGTGGCGAAGTCTGATGGGTACATTCTCGTTGGTGATGGCACGGACGTTAAGAGCGTCGCGGTATCTGGTGACATCGCGCTCACGAACGCGGGCGCAACTGCTATTGGTGCGGGCAAGGTCACGACTGCAATGCTCGCGGCCACGACCACGCCGAACGCCAAAGCGATTGTAGCGGCTCACGAGGCGGCTATTCCGGTAACGGGCAACGGCGATCTCCCGCTCACAATTGCGGACGCTGCCGAAACCAACACGCTTGCAGTTCCGACTTTCGCCGGACAGGAAATCTGCATCTACGCTGACACGGTCGCCGGTTCTGGCTCGCGGACTGTTACGGTTGCAAGCCCGATCAACGCGACGGGTAACAACACGATTCTCTTTGACGCGGTGAGCGAGTTTATCATTCTTCGCGGCATTAAAGCTGGCGCTACGTTCGCGTGGCGCGTGGTTGCGGTTGACGGTGCGACGCTAAGTACTGTCGGATAAGGGGGCGCTAAATGAGCCTTCCAAGAGTTACCGAACTGTTAGAACAGGAACTTGTTCAGGGCTGGACTGCCGCAAAGATTACTGCGGCGGGTGCTGAAACCAAGACCGTAAAGGCTACGGCGGGTAAGGTTGCGCGAATCCTCGTTGTTACTGGTGCAATTACAGTAACGCCCGTAAACGGATCGACCGCAGCGTGGGACGCTCTGACAAACGCCGCTGAACTAAATTTGACGGGTACGCCGATGACGTTCAGCACAAGCATCAAGCTAACATTCTCCGGCGCGGGTGACGCGTGGATTTTGTACAAGTGAGGTACTAAATGCTTTACGAGATTTGTGAACATCTGCACAACTTCTTTGACACTCGCGATGGCGAGTTCATTGACCGTACCGCCGACACGTTCACGATCTCTGACGGCGTTATTTCCCCGCTCTCCTCCTCCCTAATTGCTGGGCAGTACATCAGGATCGTTGGCTCTCTCCTCAACGATGGTATTTACCTACTGCCCAGCGATTTCACTATCTCTGAACTTTCGGACGAAACGTTCACTGGCGCGGTGTTCGGGCTGGCGATTCCAAGGGACTTAGTAACGCTCAGCACAGAAATCACCGCATACGTGGCGGCGAATCCCGCGACCGTCTACACCTCTGAATCGTTCGGCGGGTGGAGCGGAACAAAGGCAACGGGCGCGAGCGGTGCGCCGCTATCGTGGAAAACGGTGTACGGCGCACGGCTGAACCGCTGGAGGAAAATCTAATGGCGGTGCAGGATTTCGAACAATCGTTTTACCGCATGACGCTGGTCGAAACGACCGACAGTGAGGGCGGCAGAACAAAGACGTGGACGCCGGGCGCGGCGGTAAGCGTCGCGCTCTTTTGCAATCAATCTCTGGAAGCACAAAAGGCAATGGCGCAAGGCGTTAAAAGCGTTTACACGCTGAACTTCGACAAGTCGCTCACGCTGGCGTATGATGAATACCTAAAGCGCAGGAGCGACAACGCGATCTTCCGAATTACCAGCGACCCAGTAGACAACGAAACTCCGTCCGTAACGGCACTCAATCGCCGTACCGCGACAGCCGAAAGGACGGTGTTGCCGACATGAGTAAGGCGAGCGCGTTACAAGCATGGTTCAGCGGGTTCGGGCTGACGGCATACGAGGAAACGAACGTCAAGGCTTCCGCAACGCTTCCATACCTGACGTACACCTATGCAACTGGCGAGTTTGATGGCGGCGAAGTTCCTCTGGTTGTGAATCTCTGGTATCGCACCGAAAGCAACGTCATACCGAACGCCAAGGCAGAACAGATTTCAGCCGCGATTGGACGCGGCGGTGTAATGATTCCCGTAGAGGGTGGAGCAATTTGGATTAAGCGCGGATCACCGTTCTGCCAAGCGATTGCAGACCCCGACGCGAATATCCGCAGACGCTACATCAATTTGACCGCCGAATTCTTAACGGCGTAAAGGAGCAAGAACTATGAGATTTTATGATCTTCCTGTCGATTTCGTTGAGAAATTGGCGACCAACGCGGGAATTCTGCTGACCGACTTCACGCCTGCAACTGGCGCGTATTCGGCGGCAGATATCTTCGCTGCGACAACTGGTGGAATCAACGCTTCAATCGTTCCGAAATATCGGGATGAGTTTGAGGATGTTGACAACTGCCCTAAAAACAGCAAAGAAGGTAAGCGACTTGATTCTGTCGAATGCAAGTTCAGCGGGACGGCTCTAACGGTCACGACTGCAACGGTCAAGTCTTTGATTGGCGCGGCTGATATTGGAACCGTTGACACCACCAAAATTACTCCACGCGCAACGCTTGAACTTGGAGACTTTGACGATCTTTGGTATGTCTGCCCGTACAGCGATAAGACTGGCGACACAAACGGCGGTTTTATTGCTATGAAACTTGTTGATGCTCTTTCCGTGAGCGGCTTTTCCATGCAGAGCACGGACAAGGAAAAGGGACAGTTTGCGTTTGAGTACATGGGGCATTCAAGCATCTACTCGCCCGAAGAACTCCCGTTTGAAGTGTACGTCAAAGAAGGCACTTCCGAATCCGGCGACTTCCTGCTTGAATTTGCAAGCGCGGCTGGTTCCGAATTGGGCGACACGGCTCTCAGCGGCATGACGGAAACGCCGGGCGCGGGCGAAAGCTACGTCTATCAGACTGGTTACGGCTTGGTTCTTCCGTCTGCTGGTCAGATTCTTGCGGGTTCGGCGTGGACTGCGTGGAACGGCACGGACGATATAACGGCGACAACGGGCATGGATATCATCCTTGCGGTGATCCTAACAGCAACTGGCGCGGCACAGCACGCAGGAAAAACCGTCGTTGTGTCAAAGGTGGCGTAAACCATGAAACTATCCGAAATCAAGGGCGAGCGCGCCATAGAGGTCATTGCAGACCTGATTGAGCCGATTGCAAACATTGCGACGGACAAGGACTGTGCGGGTCTGTTCAGCGTCAAACCCGTAAAGGGCGAGGACAAGAACGTCACCGCGACCAGGCATCTCGTAAAAAAAGTTCCACTCCTTCTCCGCACTCACAAGCGCGACGTAATCCAGATCATTGCGACGCTGGATGGCAAGTCGGCTGACGAGATGAATATGTTTAGCATCGCGCGCGCGTTGATCGGAGTCGTTCAGGACGAGGCACTGATCGAGCTTTTTACCTCTGCGGCGCGGAGCGTGGAAGAAACGCCGCCTATCGATACCTCTGCGAAGGGGCAAGAGTAATCAACGGGCGGGTGACTGTGGAGTACATGGTTGCCCGCTTTGTTCAAGAGCGCGAGGATTTGAGCTACCGCATATATACCACGGATATGCTACGGACAATGGCAATGGGAATGAAGTACCAGTCTGTACAAAGGTATGCTGAACTTATCGACCATGCGCCGAAAGATACGCGGAGCGGTGAAGAAATCGCCGCAGACGTTATCCAGCGGTGCGGATTGAAGGTGAAACGATGAATCTCATGGATTTATTCGTCAAAGTCGCGTACGACGATAAAGACGTAGACAAGGGAATAGAAGGAACCAGTAAAAAAGGCGCGGGTTTCGCTAAGACTTTAGGCGCGGCGTTCAAGGGAACTGCGGCTGTAGTCGGCGCGATTACCTCTGCGGCAACTGCTCTTGGCGGGGCTTTTATCAAGGGCGCTATGGACGTATCTGATTACGGTTCAGAAGTCAACGACATGAGCCAAAAACTGAATATGTCCGCAACTGGTTTTCAGGAGTGGCGGTATATTCTCGGTCAGAGCGGCGTTGACATCGGCGTGTTGCAGGGCGGCATGAAAAAACTGTCTGAATCAGCTGTTGCTGGTAGTGAATCGTTTGATAAACTCGGAATCTCGCAGGAACAACTTGCAACGCTTTCAACCGAAGAATTATTTAATACCACAATCGCGCAGCTGTCCGAGATGGAGGCAGGAAACGAGCGCACCGCTCTGGCGGCTGATCTCTTTGGTAGAAGCGCGACCGAACTGCTCCCGATTCTGAACGCGGGCGCGGACGGCATTGAAGCAATGCGCAAGCAGGCAGAGGACTACGGGCTTGTAATGTCGGACGAAGCAATTGCGGCATCGGACGCTTTTGGGGATTCCGTTTCGCTCATGCAACAGACCTTAACTGGCATGAAGAACCGCATGATGGGCGAATTTCTTCCTTCGTTGACACTGGTTACCGATGGGCTTGCAAAACTGTTCACGGGCGATACAAGCGGATTAGACGGAATCAATCAGGGCATAGGGGAGTTCGTTAATAAGATTTCCGAAACGATGCCCAAAATTCTTGAAATCGGCGGTTCTATTCTTGGTGGGCTTGCGGACTCAATTATTGCTAATCTTCCTTTACTGGTTACGACTGCGTTTGATATTCTCACGGGGCTTGCTATGTATTTAATTGAGAATATGCCAATGCTTCTACAGAGCGCAATAGATATTATTACTTCACTTGCAGATGGACTTGCAGAACAGTTGCCAATTCTCATACCCGCTGTTATGTCCATGATTGAGCAGTTGATTCTCACGTTATTATTGCCTGAAAACATCACAAAGCTTATGAATGCCGCAATAGATATTATGATGGGTATTACAATGGGATTGATTAACGCTATACCCGATTTAGTCGCGGCAATACCCGAAATTCTTATCGCGCTTGTGGATGGTTTAATCACGCAAGCAAGTACAATGTTAGAAGCGGGCCCGGAAATTATCGCACAAATTGGAGCTGGCATTGAAAATGCCGCATCTGAAATTAAGGAAAAAATAAAAGGTTTTGTAAAGGACAACATTTTACAACCAATCAAGGATGCAGTCGCAGAGTTTAAGACCGCTGGGGAAAACCTTGTAAAGGGCATTTGGGATGGAATGAATAATAAACTCGAATGGCTTAAGAATAAAATAAAAGGATTTGTAAAAGATGTAACTAAAGCATTAAAGGATTTCTTTGGTATTAAAAGTCCTTCAACCGTCATGAGAGATGAAGTTGGAAAGTACTTGTCGATGGGGCTTGGAGATGGTATACTAAAGTATGCCGGATACGCTAAAAACGCGATGGCAGAGCTTATGGACGGCGTTATGGGTGAAACGTACAATCCGACTATTAGCGCGTCTGTAAACGGCTCTACGGGTCTGTACGGGTTTTTTCATCCTTGAACGGCGCCTCGATGTCA